AGTATATCAGTTGGTGCTATAACAACTAAACAAATTAAAGAGTTATTAAAAATCTGTATTCCTGAAATAAAATAAAAGAAAAGATATGGCGAAGAAATATGACCCTGAGTATAATAAGAAAAGATTGATTGAGGCTATGGAGAGAAGCCTTGGTATAGTTAGTGCTGCTTGTAAAGAGTGTGAGGTTAGTAGAAATACTTTTTATGAATACTATAAAACTGATGAAGAGTTTAAGAAAGCGATTGATGATGTATATGAGATACAGACAGACTTTGTTGAAAATCAGTTGTTAAAAAAGATTAAAGAAGGTAGTGAGAGTTCTATACAATTTTACATGAAGTATAAAGGTAAGAAGAGAGGATATACTAACTCGGTTGAGATTGGTGGTGATGCCTTAAAAGATATAACTATTAAGATAGTTAATCCTAAAAAAGAGGATGATGAAAATGGAGTTAAAGGCGACTAATGTTTTTCAGAGAAATTATGATGCCTTTAATAGAGATGATATAGTTTATATTAAAAATGAAGGAGGCTCACGTTCTAGTAAAACATATTCTATAACACAATTACTTATTATATGGGCTTTAAAGAACCCGAATAAGATTATATCAGTTATTAGAAAACATACGACTACGGTTAAGAATACTATTATGAAGCAGGACTTTATACCTATGTTAAAGGATATGGGTTTATATAAGAAGGATAGTTTTAATATGACTGATGCGAGTTATACTTTTGATAATGGGACTATTATAGAGTTTTATGGTGCTGATGACGACCAGAAATTACATGGTAGAAGAAGAGATGTTGCTTGGTTAAATGAAGCGACTGAGTTGTTATGGGATGACTTTAAACAGATTGCTATGAGAACGACAGGTAAGATTATTATAGATTATAACCCGACTGCTCCTACGAGTTTTTTATATGAGCTACCAGAAGAAAAAACGGTTAAGATACATAGTACTTATCATGATAATCCTTTTTTAACTAAAACACAGATGGAGTTTATTGAAGATTTAAAAAGAACTGACCCGACTGGTTATCAGATATATGCGTTAGGTAAAAGAGGTATAGCAAAAGAGAATGTATATTCTTTATGGGAGCGTGTTAAGGAGAGACCTAATCACCTTAAAAACTTTATATATGGAATAGATTTTGGTTTTAGTCATGACACCGCTATGGTGAAGATATGGTATGATACTGATACGATGAAAGTTTTTATTGAAGAGATGATATATTCACCTAAATTAACGAGTGGTGATATAGTTACTGAAATGGATAGATTAGGTATAGATAAAGATATAAGTATATTGGCTGATTATGCTAGACCTGAAATTATTCATGATATGAGGTTGGCTGGATATACGGTGCTGGATGCTGATAAGAGCGTCAAGGCTGGTATAAATAGTGTTAGGCAGTTTGATATATGTATATGTGAAAATGCGTTGAATATAAAGCGTGAGAATGAGTTATATAAATATAAGAAGATGGGTGAGGTTATTACAGAGGACCCGATTAAAAAGTATGATGATGCGATGGATGCGATTAGGTATGCTTTACATTATGTTAAGACTTATGAGTGTGGAGGTGGTGATATAGAAGTATGGACTTTTGATTTAGGTTAAAACATGCAACACCTTGATAAATAATATTTTATAATAAACATGTAAAAGGTAGATAGTTTAATTTAATATATAAAAATAAAAAAATTAAATTATGATAGAATGGAGAGAAATACCCTCAGTACCTACACATGAAGCTAGTGTATGTGGTGAAATTAGAAATAAAAAAACAAAAAGAATTATGAAACAATCCATAACAAACGGTTATTTAAGAGTTTTCATAAAAAGAACATTATTAGTTCATAGATTAGTTGCTGAGACGTTTTTAGAAAAAAACGATTATAATATAGTCCATCATAAAGATAATAATAAAAAGAACAATCATAAAGATAATTTGGAATGGACTACACAAAGTTATAATGTTAAGAAAGCTTATATTGATGGTTTAATTAGGAATAGAAGTGGTATAAATAATCCTAATTATAAAAATGGTTTGTATGTAAGATAAAATGAATTGTGACCCTAAATCACATTTCATTTTATAATAAACAAATATATTCTATAAAATAATTAAAGAAAAGAAATATAAATAGAATATGGCTATTACAATTATATCAAGTCCTAATCAGTTTCAAGCGGCTTATAATCCTATAAAATGGGTTTTAGATAGTACAAATAAAAATCAACCTGGTTTTAGATATATAGTACAGATTTATGATACGGGTTCAACTGCTTCTACGGCTTTACTAGCTGAGATGGATGTTGCGCCTGACCCTTTTGATAATGGTAGATGTGATGTTGATGTAAGTAGAATAGTTAGAAATAAAGTTGATAAGTTTTTAGATTTAAATAATGATAATGTTGTTGAAGCTGTTGGTACATTTTATAGATATGATATAAGATTTGGTGAGAGTTTTAGTGGTGATTGGGCTTTTAATGATTATATATTTTTAAGTGGTGGTGATACTGGTTTAACAACTGATAGTGCTTTTGGTGCTGGTTTTAGTAATGTTACTCACCCTTATCAAGTTGGAGACCAGATTTATGTTGAAATGAATGTTCTTTATAATGATTGTAGAGACGTTATAAGTGGTTATTATACGGTTACGCAGGTTGTAAGTAATAAGACGATTAGAATTAACCTGGCGTTTCCTTGTAGTGGACCTGCTAGCCCTGGTAAAGTAAGATATGCTGATAATAGAAAAGCGAGAGTTTATAATCTTGCTAATCAAACACAGAGATTAGTTCTAAATGTGGCTCAGGATATAATTGAGTATAGTGATGTGACTGGTTCTATGACTAATTATTTAGTTACGACACCTAGCACGACTAAAAGATTTTTAACTAATGTTCCTAATGAGTTTAAGGTTAGTCCTACACAACACTTATGGATAAATCAGTTTATAAATACAAATGGTACTACAAATAGTATTGGTGTAAGAGTTCAGAATAGTAATGGTGATTTATTTAATTTACCTAATAGTGGTAATTTTAGAGTTAAGACTAATGGTGTCGGACCTGGTAACTTTGGTACTTTTTCGGTTGTTAGTGGTAGTGGTCCAATAATTAAACCTGATACAGAGTGGTATGATATATGGGTTACTAATGATGATGGAGCGCAGGTTTTAGAAAAGAAAAGATTTATTATAGATAGAAGATGTCCTATAAATGATATAGAGGTTGCTTTTATGGATAGAAAGGGTAGTTTTATGAGTTTTTATTTTCCGTTGAAAAAGTTTGAGAGGATTACTACTGAAAAAGAAATGTATAATAAGTATGTAAAAACATTTACGACCAGTGCTGATGGAGTACAAGTTTATAATAGTGATTATAAAAAGACATTAACTTTAAACACGAATTATTTAACTGATGAGATGAACTTATATTTTGAGGAGTTATTGACTAGTCCTTATACTTATGTTAGGTTAGAAGGTAATTGGTATAGTTGTAAGATTGCTGCTGGTAATTTTGAGACAGAAAGAACTAGAAATAAGAGATTAGTAAAAAGAAGTATTGATATATCATTTGATATGAATACACCGGTTAATATATAAAAGAGATATGAGAAAAGTTATAACGAGGATACAATTATTTAAGACTGATAGTATATTTGGTAATCAAGTTGAGGGTTTTTTAGATGTAAAAGAAGATGCTGATTTTCCTATTAATTTTAGTATAGGTGATATAAGGGACATTAGTAAGAGGAGTGGTTCATTTTCTAAGACTATAAAGTTGAGTGGTAGTAAGAATAATAACTTACTATTAAATAATTATTTTGAGGTTAATGTTAAAGGTTCTAATCAGTTTAATTTAAATAAGAAGCAGAGATGTGCTGTAATACAAAATGGTGTTGTTATATTAGATAATTGTTATTTAAGATTAATAAATACGAAAAAGGTTCAAAGTAATTCAGGACATATTGATGAGTTAGTTGATTATGAAGTTGAGATTAGAGATAATGTTGGTGATTTTTTTAATGAGATAAATAATAAAGAATTAACTGATTTAAATTTAAGTGAATTAAACCATATTTATACGGCTCAGACTGCTATAAGTTCTTTTAATCATACTAGTGTTGATGGTTATAAGTATATATTACCTTATATTGAAACTTATACTTATTTATCTAAGGAGTATTTACCTGGTGTTTTTGCTAAAACATATTGGGATAAGATACATAGTGAGGCTGGTTATGTTTATGATTGGAGTTCTTTAAGTGATGATAATGTAAGGTTTGATAAAATGATTATACCTTTTAATGGTGATGTTAAAAAGTTAAGTGAAGATTTATTAAGCGATGTTGATGTTATATGGGGTTCTACGGTTAGTCAAGACATTAATTTTCAAACTAGTATCTTCACTACAGGTTCATTATCTTTGAATACACCTTGGGGTAAGATTACGAATAGTTTTATTACTGATAATTTTAATGGTTCATATAATGCAGCTACTGATAGATGGACTAATCCATTTATTATTGATACACCACAATCTATTACATATAAAGTTAAGATTGAGTGGGATTTTATTATTAATAATACTGGTTCTACAAACATTACGACTTTGGTTCAAGGTTTAAGTAATGGAATTTATGCTAGAAAGCCTTATATTGGTGTTACTAATATAAATACTACGGTACCTATTGATAGAAAGGGTTTAATAGCAGATTTTTTAAGTAATGGTACTACTTTAACTAATTTTTTTACAGGTGAAGAAGGATTTATAACTAGGACGACTACATCACCTTCATTACCTCCAGGTGAAAATATAATTGCTAGTGGTGTTAATGAGGTTGAGTTAGTTATATCACCTTCTACGTTAGGTAGTGTTTATGAATTACAAGCAGCGGCTCAGATTAATTTAGGTGTTTTTACTGGAACATATCAAGAGTTATTTAGAATTAAAAAGATTGATGTTAGGATAGTACCTTCTAGTGATGCTTTTGGTTTTAATTATCCTGTTGAGATGAATAAGTTTGTACCTCAGAAGGTTAAACAAAGTGATTTTATTAAATCTATTTATAAGATGTTTAACTTATATGTGGAGGTTGATAAGTTTAATCCGAATAAGTTGATATATAAGACGAGAGATGAGTTTTATGATAGTGGTGAGTATAAAGATTGGACTTATAAGATAGCTAAAGATAAAGAACAGGTTTTACAATTCGTACCTGAGTTAAGTGCTAAAAGAACTATATTAACTTATAAACAAGATGATAAAGATTTTTATTTAAAAGCTTATTTGAATAATACTAATGAAATATACGGACAGATAGAGGTTATATTTGATAATGAAAATGTTAGAGGTATTGATAAACAAGAACTTATATTTAGCCCGACTATAAATCAGTGGACTAATTTTAGTACAAATAATCCTGTATGGGAGCAAGCATCACCTAAAAATAATATAAGGATTTTATTAGATAATGGTACGCAGAGTTGTGGTTATTATAATATAGAAAATTATACAGGTAATCAAGTTCAGCTTAATTATTACCCTTTTGTTTCTATGTTAAGTGAGGTTGAAAATCCTAATTTTGATATAGCGTTTGGTATAAATGATTATTACCCTTATGATATAAAAAACTTTACAAGTAATAACTTATATACTAATTTTTGGAGAAGAACATTTGCTCAGATTAATAGTGGTAAAATGCTGACTGCTTATTTTTGGTTAAATGAAGAAGATATATTCAACTTAAAGTTAAATGATAAGATTAAGATTAATAATTCTTTATGGTATATAAATAAGATTATAGATTATAAGGCTAATAAAAACGTATTGACTAAGGTTGAATTATTATCTGTTGAAGATGATTTAAGATTACCAAGATTTGGTAGAATAGTTAGACCTGTTATACCTGGTTCATTACCTCCTGTTTTACCTGCGCCTGTAAATCCTGTTGGACCGATAAAGCCAGTTGTTGGACCAATAAGAGAGATTACAAGATTAAGAAATCAAAATACAAGTGTTAGTAACTCTACGAAAGATTATATTAATTTAGGTAATAAAAATGTTATAACTGGTAATTTTAGTGGTGTTGTTATTGGTGATAATAAATCTATAAGTGATAGTGGTTTTTATATTGAAGATACTAAGTTAGTAAATGGTGGTTTATTTATAGATGAAAGAACTTCTATTAGTGGTGAAGGTGGTGTTAATATAGGACCGATTAATGTTGGTGATGAAGGTATAACATTAAATGGTAATTATATAGAAGATGATTATTGGGATGATGATTATGTTATAAGTGGTACGACTGCTTCGTTTAGTTTTGATGTTGACCCGGATACAGGTGAGACTACGATTAATATAACTGGTGATAATGTTTTAATTAATGGAGCACCTATTAGTGGTGGAGTTGGAGCGACTGGTGCGACTGGACCACAAGGTGCGACTGGTGCGACAGGACCTGCTGGTAGCGGAGTTATTTTAATTGATAGAGTAACTGCTAACACATTTAGTGTTGCTGATTATAATTTGGATGTATTTTTAGTTGGTAATGGTGCTACTGCGATAGGTATATATTTACCAACTGCTAATGATGGTGATAAATATACTTTTAAAGATTGGGTTGGTGCTGCTGGTACATACCCTGTAACTATAAACTCTTTTAGTAGTGATACTATTGATGGTTCAAGTTCATATATTATGAATATAAATTATCAGAGTATAACGATAGTTGGATATAGTGGATATGGTTGGTATATAATATAAACAAAAAAAAGATTAAAAATAATTAAAGGTATGATTATACAAAATATAGCATCAAAGTTAAATATAACTGAGCCGTTAAATGGTTCTTGGTTAGCCGCTATTGTTAATAGTTTAGGTGGTGATTTAGAAGGAGATTTATGTAGAAATTGGGCTAAACTTTTATCTATTAATGAACCGGTTAATGGTACATGGGTTCAAGCGATTGCTATTCATTATGAGGCTACTGATGTTGTTAATGGTACATGGATTGAAGCTATTGATTTTAATATAGGTGATGATACTCCTTATTGGGACATTAATTATACTGATGAAAATTATGTTATAAATACATAAAAATAAAAATAAAAAAAGAATATGAGTTTGACGCTTAGAAATGTGAAAGGTAGTCCATTAACCTATACTGAAATGGATAATAACTTGACTTACTTAGAAGGTGTTGCTGGTGCTACTGGTGGTACTGGTATATTTGATGATTTAGTTGTAAGTGGTACATCTAGTTTAGGTGATGTTGTTATTGCTAACAACAAAAAAATAAATGCTGCTAGTGGTGATGGTCAATTAGATTTAAGATATGGTGGTGATAGTAAAGTGATGTTATCAACTGATGCTGGTGTTTATAGTAAAGAGTACTTAAATATAGAGAGTGGATATGTTGAATTATCTGCTGTTGATACAGGTGGTTCGAGAATTGCTATGTATGCAGACGAATATGATGCGGGTTTATTAATTGGTAATTACAATGGTGCAGCCACTTTAGATTTTCTCGCTTATGGTAAAAATGGGTTTTTAATAGAAAATAGAACGCAAGTACCAAGTGAAAGAATAATTATTAAACATAATGATAATATAACTATTGATTGTTTAAGAGTTGTTTTACCTACTATACCAACATATGCTGATAATGCTGCGGCTGTTGCTGGTGATTTACCATTAAATGGTGTATATAAAACATCAACTGGTGAATTAAGAATTGTTGTATAATAAAAAATAAATAAGAAAAATGAAAAACGGAATTTTATTCAAGTATGAAGAGCCGATTACGATTGGAGAATACGCAGTTAGATTAATTAGAAAGATGCCTTATGGTATATTAATTCATACTGATAAAGGTGTTAAAATGTTTAACTTAACAAAAGAAAGTTATACTGAGGCTGAGCTTCATGCGCTTTTAGGTTAATCGTACATAACCACTCATTTATTGCTGTGGCACCTGTACTCCTCCTATGATAGTATTATAGGACTGAACCCTACCTATATGGTGGGGTTTTCTGTTTATAAACAAAAAGATTTTAATAAATAATTAAAGTGATATGGCTAGTAAAGATATAAATGTAAAAGTTAAAGCAGAATTAACTGGTGTAAATAAGTTAAGAAGTGAGTTAAAAGAAGTTAAAAATGAATTAGCTGATGCTTTATCTATGGATAATGTTGACCCTAAAAAGATTGAAGAGTTGACTACTAAGGCTGCTGGATTAAAAGACCAGTTAGCTGATATAAACGAACAAGTTGATGTATTTGCTACTGGTTCTAAATATGAGGCAGTTTCTAACTCATTAGGTGCTATTGGTAGTGGATTAAAGAACTTAGATTTTGGTAAGGCTAGTGAGAGAGCACAAGCATTTGCTACTGCTGCTGGTAAGATTACTTTTAAGGACGCTATATCTAGTGTTAAGAGTTTAGGACAAACATTTTTAACGGTTGGTAAAGCGTTATTAACAAATCCACTTTTCTTATTAGGAGCTGTTATTGCTTTTGTTGCCGTTAAAGTATATGAGTTATTAGATAGTTTAGGTATAATGGAGGATGTATTAAAGGTTTTAATGTGGCCTTTAACATTATTAACAGAAGGATTAAAAGCATTAGTGAATTGGTTTACTGATGGTGCGATTGAAGCACAAGAGGCTGCTGAAAAGAAGGCTGCTGCTTATGAAGATGCTGCTAAAAGACAAGATGCTGCTTCTAAACAAGTTATACAAGGTTTAGATAATGAGATTAGAACGGCTCAGTTATTAGGTAAAGATACGGTTGCCTTAGAAAGAGAAAAGTTATTAGAGATTAGAAAGACGGCTAAGGCTAGATATGAAGCTGATGCTGCTGCTTATCAAGCTGGATTAAAGAATAAGAAATTAACAGAAGAAGAGATTGCTGCTTTAAAAGAAAAAGCGATTGCTAGTAGAATGGCTGCTAATCAGTCTTATGAGGATATAAAGTTTTTTGATACAAAAGTAAAAGTTGATAAAGATAATAAGAAAAAGAAAGAAGACGAAGATGATAAAAAAGATGCTGAAAAGGCTAAGGCTGATAGACAAAAGGCTTATCAGGATAGATTAAAACAACAACAAGAAGAGGCTGCTGCTAGATTAAAGGCTACGAGAGAGATTGAAGATTTAACTAATGCTTTATTAAAAGATGGTGTTGATAAAGAGATTGTATTAAATAATGAAAAATATAAAAGATTAATTGAAGATACTAAATCTAATGAGAAGTTAAAGATTGAAGAAAGAGATAAGATAGTTGCTCTTTTAGAACAACAACAAAAGGCTAATGAAGAAAAGATTAGAGAAGAAGATAGAAAGAAGAGAGCTGATGAAGAAAAGTCTGCTATGGATGAATATAGTGCCTTACTACTTAGTTTAAATCAAAATAGATTTACTATTGAAAAAGAAACTATTAATAAAGAAACAGAAGATAGGTTAAATCTATTAAGAGAACAACAACAAAAAGGACTTATTAGTAAAGAACAACTTGATGCTGCTGAGATTGCTTTAGAAGAAGAAAAACAAAGAAGATTAAAAGAGTTAGTTGGTGGTGAAGATGGTTTATCACCGGTTGATAAAGCTAGAAAAGAAGCAGAAGAAAAGTTATTAATTGAAAAACAAAGATTAGAGGCTGGTATAATTGATGAAGAAGAGTATGCTAGAAGAATTGAAGAGATTAATAAAAACTTAAA